CGGAGGACCAATGGTTTACTGCACCATCTCGACTTTTACAGTGATTTTAGATATTTAACTATCCACCAATTGGCTATACCGTACGCTTTACTGTCACTAGCTAATGACCGAGTATAACCTAGAAAATCCGGCATGACGTCGATCGCTTCTTGAGCAATATCTTCTATGTTATCAAGAAAGTGTGGGATATCTAGTCCGAGTCTATACTTATCCCCTTTCATGCAATACTGAGCAAATTGCTCGCGTAGTGGGTGGTACTTACAGTTCTCTATAATAGATAACTGGCGTAAAGCAACCATTTTCGGACCCCATATTTCGGGATCATAAAAGCGTTCCTGTTCGCACAACCTACCTAATGCCCGGTACGTTGAGTAAACTCCTACACATACACCGTCCATGCGATACTTATCATTATGCCACCTTCGCAAGTATGTGCATTCATGTTTATCAGCAGACTGCTTGTCAATATTCATCTCTTGACCGTGGCTTGAGTATGCCGATACTACATCCTCCACATTGATTCCTGGATAACTGAGAATACCATCATCTCCAAGACACTGTGAATTTGGATTTAATTTGGACTTCGCTAGTATAGCGGCTTCGTACTGTAGAGCGCGATGTGTTAATGTTTCGTCGAAGTTGGTTCCGCCCGAACCACTTCCCATTCCATGTGCTCCGAAACGTAATTTCCCGTAATCATAAGCTAGAGGAATCATATACTTAATAGGAAACACATCGTTCAACCATAGACGGCTTTGGGATTGCGTATTTAATAATTGTTCAATAATATTTCTAGCGCACTGTTGCATATCCCGATTAAAATGTTGGTCGAATTTGCTGAAATCAGTACATATTACCAAGTCGTCCTTACCTTTGGTGTCAAATAACTTAGTTATTCGATAGTCGACGGCCTCCATGCTTTCCCAAGCAGGTACCAAACCATATAGTTGTGCTTTTTCTATGGCTGGTTGGTAAAATTGTAATTCACGAATGTTAACAGCGAAGGGAAACATCCAGACAACACGTTGTTTAACATCCTCATCAGTAGGTCCACCTTCTTGACCTCGCCAACCTAAAACAGCAGCAGAATACCACATAACATTACTGAGATATTGTACTACATTAGGTTCCACAATCTCTAATTCAACTGGTAGAGTTTTGTGAACTACACTCCTCCTTTTAGTAAAGAAGGGTGAGCCTGAGTTAGTGGACTTCTTCATTAGTTCAACCGTTCTATCAGCAGAACGGAGTGTCAACCCGCGAAGTTGACGCCATTCCTTCACTACTGCCGCTTCTGCAGCGTGAGAAATAGGTTTAGATTCCAGGAGAATAGAATCATAGTAAGAATCAATGTCACCAATCCTCTGATCCAGAGGTAGCTGAATTGACAATGGTCCGACTTTCTTGGCTAAGTCATTCTCAAATTCAACTAATCCTGGCCACTCTTGTTCGAGTGAATTGATGGCACCACTCCATCCTTCTAAGATACTCTCCAAGGATTTACCTTTGTAAAAGGTAGTCCGGTACTCTTGTGAGTTACCTCTTCGAACTCTGTCAAAGTAGGACTCCAATCCCGGATTTGGCAAATTAAAATATTTGTCAAAATTAGCTTCGTTACTTTTAGACATTAAAG